CGCCCTTGACACCGCGCGCCGATCTCGTTGATGAATGACGGGCGTGCGGGCGTAGTTCAATGGCAGAACGGCAGCTTCCCAAGCTGCATACGAGGGTTCGATTCCCTTCGCCCGCTCCATCTTGCTCCACAAGGGTTTACGCAGCGTCTAGCCCGCACCTTTCGCAGACGGTTTTACAGGAAGTTTTACAGAATCTGTTCGCCGTTTGGCCTTTCGAAGCTGCCGGATCGTCTCCAGCGTGGCGGCCTTGCGGGCCACATAGCGGCGGATGATGCGTTCTACGGTCGTCTCTTCCCACGCCATGATTTCGGCAATGACTCGCGTCGAGAGGCCGGCGAGATAGAAGCGCGTGACCGCAGTGCCGCGCAGGTCGTGGAAATGCAGGTCGCGATTGTCGAGGCCGGCGTCGATCTTCGCCTTGTTGAACGAGCTGCCAAGGCCGTTCTCCGTCCAGGGACGCTCTCGCGACGAGGTCAACACGGCGGTGGAACGCCGCGGAATGCGCTTGAGCAGCGCGCGCAGATCGTCATGCAGCGGAATCACTGCCTCTCGCTTATGGCGGCTCTTGCCGGTCGTCAGGATGATCTCGTCCTCGTGGACGTGCGACCACGAAAGCCGCACAAGGTCGCCCATGCGCAGACCGGTGTTCGCTGCGAGCTGGACTGCCCATTTGATCTCGTCAGAGGATGTTGCTTCGATCTGGGCGATGTCGGCCTCGGTCCATATGATTTCCGACCTGTCTGCATCGTACAGATGCTTGATGCCTTCGCACGGATTCGCGACGAGCTTGCCCTGCGGGTCGACGCCATGGGCGCAGACGCGCGAGAGGACCTGCATCGCATAGTCTGCATTGCGCGGAGTGGCGGCATAGGTGCCGCGCCACTTGCGGATCACCTGCCGGATGCGCTCGGTGCGGTTGAACTGCGCGATGCGCAGCTCGCCGAAATGATCCTCGATCCGGTCGAGCCAGCGGCTCCAGTTGCGCTTTGTCGAGGCCGCCAGCTTCGTGTAGTCGGTGCTGGCCCTATAGGCCTTTACCACGGCACGGAAGCGATCAGGATCAGGAGCACGATGGTCCTCGATCGCCTGATAGTAGGCGCGCATGAAATCCGAGGTACCGGGCGCGTCGGCGGAATCGACGCGCGGTCCGCCACGCCATGCGTAATAGTAGACGCGCCCCTTGGCCTTGACCGTGTGCAGGCCCTTGAGATCAACCATAACCATGCTTCGCCTCGAACGCCTTCAACTCGCGATCGAGGTCATCATCATCATCGCCGGGCGCCTTCGTAAAGTGCCAGCGCTGCGTGCCGTCCGGCCGGATATCGAGCGACACGGGCTTGATGCCGGCGGAACGCAAGGCGGCAAGCGCCGTCTTCAGGTCAGCCTCACGGACGGCGGGGCGTCGGCTCACAGCAACCTCCCGCCTTCGGCCGGCCGCGCGCAGGCGGGGCAGGTGTGGGTGAACGGCTCGTCGCGCGCGGCCTTGCCTGCTATGCGCGGCGGCCGGCCGAAAAGATCGGACGTGCCGCCGGCATCGTCTTTCGGTGCAGCCTTGCGGATGATCCAGCCTGCCGCCCTTGCGTCGGCGATCATGACGCTCCAGTCCTCGTCGGCATAGGTGTTGGGATAGCTGGCGGGGCAGGCGTCGCAGCAGATCTGATTGCGGCCGTCGTGGCGGGTGATGGTCATAGCGCCGGCACCTCGCCGATCTGTGGCATGCCGTTGTGCTCGACGCCATCCAGCTTTCGACCGCTTCGTTTCTTGCCCAACCAGTAGAGGTCAGGCTGATCATCCCGATGCATTTCCTCGCTGGCCCTCGGGGTTAGCGTGCCAAATTGCCATTTCGGCCGATGCCAATCATCCGACCACAGCCTAGCGATCCGTTCCGTCCGTGTTGCCGCGAAGCTTGCGCATTCGCCGGGTGCCCATTCCCCCCATTGCTTGAAGAAAAATGGAACATCGGCAGATTCGCACTGGTCGCGGATCTGGCGCGCCCAGTCCGGATGCATCGGCCGGGCGCCAGGACCGCTCTCGCCGCCGACGATGATCCAGTCGAGCTTTTCGTGGCCACGTGAGATTGGATTGGGGCCGTCCGGATTGTCGTGCCACCAGTTACCGCGCAGCGCGTCGATGAACTTGTGGCCATTGCAAAAGTCATCGAACTGGATCGGCCCAAGCAGCGGCTCTGCCGATACAAAGCGGATCGCTGCCGGCGTTGCCAAGAGATCGGGGATGCGCTCGTCGGCGCGGGCTTGATCCTCAACCGAGACGCCAAGCCAGACGTTGGGGAGGGGACGGCGCGGCCATGCTGGCCTGCCGACTAGCAATCCTTCCTGTGTCCAGAATCGATCGTGATCCGGAATATCCAGGGTATCAATGGCGTGCTCGATCTGATGCCAGCGATCGTCGATGCCGGCAGGCTGCGCAGGCACGGTGAGTGTGTCGTCGACACGGAAGGCCGGTTTTGCCGGGCGCTGCCATGTCTCGGCAAAGTAGGCTCTCATCCGTGCGCTGCGCTTCGTCAGCACCTGGTAGGTGTGCCACGGCGTAACCGCCATGACGGCGAAGACGCGGTCGATCCACTCGTCGGGCACGTCCTCGTGGAACAGGTCGCCGTGGGCGCAGACGAAGATCATGCGCGGGCGCTTCCAACAAAGGGGCTGGTCGAGCCACTGCTCGTTGAGCCGAACCTTGTTGTTCCAGACGGGCCCAGCCTTTGTGTCGATCGTCAGGCCGGCGCGGCTGGGGTGATGCTTCAGCCGCGTGCCAGCGAGCTTCATCGCATAGCAGTTGGTGCAGCCGGGTGAGACGATCGTGCAGCCGGTGACCGGGTTCCACGTCGCATCGGTCCATTCAATGCTGGAGTGATCAGCCATGACCGCCGACCTCCGCCATTTCGATGTCGAGCGCAGCGCAGAGATCACGCACAGCCTGCGCCCGGTCCTTCTCGGCACGGCGCTTCTGGTTATCGTTGGTGCGCGGGTCGAACAGGTCGGCGAGCGCGCGCAGGTATCTGGCCGCTGCGCGGCCGTCGAGCTCGGCCAGTTCGGCTGTCCACACGCCCATGCCGATGATGACGAAGGATGCGCCGGTGGCGTTGATCGCCTCGGCGCCGGTCTGCGTCACGGCAAGCAGATGCCGGTGAACTGTGTCGAGGATTTCGTTCGCGTGCTCGGGCGCGGGCGAGCGGACTGGCTTGCGCGGATCATTCATCGCGTTGCACCTTTGGTTGGAATATCGAGACTGGCGAGAAGGTTGCGGCAGTCGGCCCAGCGGGCGTGGCCCGTCCATGCGGCGAGGAATTTTGTCAGCCGCTCATGGTCGCCGGCGGCGCGGTAGGCGCGGATCTTGCGCCGCGCGCGGGTGACGCTGTCGCGGCGCAGCAGCTTGTGGCTGGGCCAGATGCGATAGCCGAGGAAGTTCACGCCGCGCGCGACGGGCTGGATCGACCATTTCGAGAAGCGCAGGCCCAGCCGTTCGCGGGACAGCGCCTCGATGGAGCCGCGCACCAGCCGCAGATGGTCAGGGCTGCGGCCGAGGATGACGATGTCGTCCATGTAGCGGAACCAGTGGCGCTCGCCGAGATCCTGCTGAAGGTGACGGTCGACCACGCCGCCATAGACATTGGCGAGGATCTGCGACAGCAGGTTGCCGATGGGCAGGCCTATGCCGTCGCGGGGCAGCATCGCCTCGATGAGGCGCCGCGTGGCGCGGCACGAAACCTTGGCCTCGATCAGGCGCCACAGCACCGCCCGGTCGACCGAGGCGAAGTAGCGCGAGAAGTCCGTCTTCAGCGCATAGAGGGGCTCGCCGCCGCGCGTCAGGCGCCGCAGGTCTGCCTGCAGCGCGACGACGCCGGCATGCGTGCCCTTTCCCGGTCGGCAGGCGAAGGTGCGCGGCAGAAGGGTCGCCTCGAAGATCGGCCCGATGACGGCGCAGAGCGCGTGCTGGGCGACACGGTCGTGAAACGGCAATGCCGATATGGTGCGCAGCTTCGGGTCGAAGATCTGGAACTCATGCGGCTCGCCGGGGCGATAGGCGCCGCTCGCCATGTCGTGCGCCAGCAGCGTGAGGTTGAGTGCGGAAAACTCCTTGAAGTCGAGATAGCCGTCTGTGAGACGCTTGCCGTTGGCGGTGCGCCGGAACGCCTGCAGCATGTTCTCGTCGCTGGTGATGCGACCGATCAGATTGCGGTATTTGCGTGCCATGTCGGCCCTCACGATAGGAAAGCCGGTCGCGGGTCTCGACGGGCGGTGCCCGCTACGCCCCGCTGTACCGGACCGTGCAATGTATTCGCCGAAGCCGGACGGCCGGGCTGACCACCCACGGACGCGAACGTCCCGGATGAAGGGCCGACGGGGCCGTGACCGCCGCCGAACCGGAAAGGGGTCGTCACTGCGGCCGCGCGCGCCGATATCGTCGTTCGAGTTCTCCGGCCAGTTGTCGAGGTTCGCCTGCCGCGAGCCGGCGTTGCCGTCGTTCAGCCAGGAGCCGCCGAAGATGGAAGCGCCCCGCATCATTTCCCCGCCCGTCCGCCGCCCTTCGCGGTCGCGATCCACTTGCCGAGCATCCCGCCCGCCTCGGCCAGCCGCGCGAGCGCGACCACTTCCTGTCGGCGGGTGATGATCTTCAGCTCGGGATGCGCCGCGAAGCGCAGCCAGAAACGCAGCGTCGCCATGTTGGCATCGGCCGCGTAAAGTCGCGAGGGCTGGCCGGACTTGGCCGCCTCGTAGAAGAGCCCGACCTGATCGAACATGACGGTCATGATCCGGTCGCGCACATTGCCGTGCTTGCGCGGGCAGCGTTGCAGGATCGGATAGAGATAGGTCACCACGTCCTCGTACTTCTCGATGATCGCCAGGCCCCTCGGGGTGCTGTTCTGGTCGCGGATGATCGTCATGGCCGGATCGGTCGGGCTGGATGCCTGCGCTTCCGCGCAGGCTAGGCAAGCGTCAGGTGGTCACTGCGGCCGCGCGCGCCGATATCGCCGCTCGAGTTCTCCGGCCAGAAGCCGAGGAACGCCTGCCGCGAGCCGGCGCGGCCGTCGAGCAGCCAGGAGCCGCCGAAGAGGGAAGCGCGGGGGTCGTCCGGATCGCCGTCGGTTCCCCACTGCCACATCGTGCCTGTGGCGCCGAACAGGCCGTAGCGGCTGATGAAGCGGGCGGCGTCGCTTGACAGGTCGCCAGTGGTTTCCGGCTCGACATCGAGCGCCTCGCGCTCCTTCACGCCGTAGGCGGCGGCGAAGAACTCTTCCGCTGTGAGCAGCCGCTTGCCGTGATAGGCGTAGATGGCCTGTGCCGTGGCAAAGTCGAGCTTTTTCACCTTGCCTTTGCCGTCGGTCGCCTGCGGCAGGCTTCGCCCGTCGGCGATGGTGGCGCCGCACCGGCTGGTGCCGGCGTCCATGTGGTTCGTGCCGAGCAGGTAGATGTCGGCCCAGAAGCGACCATCGACCAGCGCCATAGCGCGTGGATCAAGGCAGGCGGGACGGAAACCGGCATCCCAACAGGAGAAGGGATTGATGGACGGCTTGTCGTCGCCGCCGGCGCGCGCCGGTGCGTTGCTGCCGGGCGCATAGTGGAAGCCTCCGATGGCGTCGGCCGGCAAGGCGTCGCGGCAGTCGACGGCCACCGGCTGGCCGGCCTCGATCGTCACGGCATAGTCCGTGCCGGGCGCGAGCTGCGGCAGGCGGATGGCGGTCTCGGCATCGGAGCTGTGCTCGCCGATCGTGGTGCCGGCGCGCAGCGCGATCCGGTCGCGATCGTTGACGATGAAGATGGACTGGTCTGTGACCGTGCGGCGAATCCGCAGCGGCGCCGCAAGGGTTGCGGTGGTCATGATGGGAATCCTTCCGATGGATTGAGGGGTGGCGCCTGCGCTTTCGCGCAGGCTAGGCAAGCGTCAGGTGGTCACTGCGGCCGCGCGCGCCGAAATCGCCGTCCGAGCTCTCCGGCCAGAAGCCGAGGTACGCCCGCCGCGAGCCGGCGAAGCCGACGGGCAGCCAGGAGCCGCCGAAGATGGAAGCGCGTGGGTCGTCGGGATGGCCGTCGGTTCCCCATGTCCACATGTTGCCGGTGGCCTGCATGATGCCCCATCGGCTGGTGCGCGGCGCGTCCAGGCCGGTCACCTTCGGATCGCGTCCGGCTGCGCTGCGTTCGGTGACGCCATAGGCGGCGGCAAAGAACTCCTCGGCGGTCAGAAGCTGCTTGCCGTGGGCGGCGAGCACCACCCTGGCGGTCTCGAAGTCGAAGCGTGCATATTCGCCGCCGGCGATCTTCTGCGGTGTGTCGTTGCCGTCGGCGATCGTGGTGTTGAAACGACTGGTGCCACCGGCATGAACCGCCGCTGTGAGATAGATGTCGCACCAGAAGCGGCCGGCGACCAGCGCCATGCCGCGCGGGTCGGGGCAGGCGGGACGGAAGCCCGCATCCCAGCAGGAGAAGGGATTGATCGCCGGGACATCGTCACCGCCCTTCGTGCCGTCGGCGCCGCCGCCCGGCGCGAAATGGAAACCGCCGACGGTGTTTTCGGGCGCGGCATCCGGGGCGATCCGGGCCGACGGCTTGCCGGCGTCGAGCGTCACGGCATAATCGGCGCCGGCCACGAGCTCTGGTAGGTCGACGGGTGTCTCGTCGCGGAAGGCGGTTTCGCCGATCGTGGTGCCGGCGCGGATGAAAAGCTGGTCGCGGCCCTCGACGCGGAAGACGGGCAGGGCAGCGATGGCGCGGGCGATGGCGAGCGGCGGCCTGGTGACTGCGTTCATGGCAGAAGTCCTTTCAGGGGGTGGAGCAGCGACAGCCAGCAGGCGGCTGTGCCGAGGAACAGGAGGCAGGCGACAAGGATACGCTCGGCCCAGCGCCGCGGCTTGCGCTGCGGCGGGCCATAGCGGTCGAGGTCGAGCAGGTAGTCGAGCGGTTCACGCGCGGGCAGGGGCTCGCGCGAGGCGGGGCGGTTGAGGCGGGGGCTCATGGCTGCGCCCGCAACTCTTGCAGGACCTCGTCGGGGCTGATGCAGATCCTGTCGGCTAGGAGGGCCATCAGTTCCGGCTCCTCGCCGTCCTGCGTAAGAATGATCGTGCGCTTCCCGGCGCCCGCCATCCACCCGAGTTCAAGATGCGCGGAGCGGCCGCAAGGCAGGACGAGCAAGCCCGTGTCGGCCCAACGCATCGCTGCAAAGTCCGCGTTAAAGCCCTGTGCAGCACGGGGGTGGGTCAGCAGCGAATGCCGATATTCCGCCGCGGTGCACGACTTCGCGTCGAGCCCGATTTCGCTCCATGCGAAACCTGTCGAATGGGGTGGATTGCGGAAGTCATAGACCTGGTGGCCGCTCTGTCTGAGAAGATCGACCATCCATGGCTGGTGCGGATTGCGCCACGACGAGGCAAGATAGATGCGGGCCATCACGCCACCCCGCAGCTTGCGCCCATGCGGGCGAGGGCCTCGATGGTCAGCATCGTGGCGGTGCCGAGCGAGGCGCTGACGGCGAGCCAGATGACGATCTCGGCGAAGGGGGTGGAGAGTGCCGCGCCTGCGGCGGCGCGGTCTTTCGCGGCGCGCAGGGCGGCGCCGTCGAAGAAGGGGCCGGGGCCGAGGGGCGCCGAGGGCATGCTTGCGGATGGGGAAGATCGGGCGTGCATCACTGCCTCCAATTGACAGCCGCGTGAGCGGTCTTCACGATCGGCTTCGGGATTTGCGGGGGAAGCCATGACCGGACTGTCGGACTTCAAGCTGCTCGACGAGTGGTACAAGGCCGTCATCGCCGCCGGCGCCGTGCTCGCGGTGCCGGCGATCACCGTCCAGAACGGGCCCGCGCTCACCTTCGCAACCGGCCTGCTGCTTTTCGGCATTGGCGAGTTCATCAACCATCCGTTCCGCACGACTCTGGTTCGGGACGGATTGACTACCGGGGTCATCAGCGGCCGGAAGCGTAGTTCGAAGCCGTTCGGGCTGGCGCTCGATGTTGTCGGACTCGGCCTCTGCATCTGGGGACTCGCCCGCATTCTGATGCTCTAGCGGTTGAAAGCTCAGCCCTTCGGGGAGCACGACCAGACCTTCACCACGCTCGAGCGCTTGCCGCGCGTGTTCGATTTCGCTCGCGATGCGCGTCGCCCAGCGCCATGCTCTGCGCTGATGCCAGCGATCGAGGATAGCGAACGCGCCGAGCGCGACGGGAAATGCCAGCAGAAAGATGATGACACCAAGGGTGCTCATTGCCGCTATGCCAACTGGCGGACGGCGCGGGCGCGGGCGAGGTCGGCGGCCTCGGCCGCATGCGTCCGGATCTCGTCGCGCGTGAAGTCGGAGTTTTCGAACAGTGCGTCGGCGGTGACGGCAGTGCCGTTCATGCCGAGCTCGACGATCTTCGCCGTCATGCGCTCGAGGAGCGGCTCTGCCGGCGGCGGGGCGTAGGTGGCGCCGTCACGGCGCGGCGTGACGGTGTACTGGCTGCGGATCATGGGTTTCACTCCATCGCGGGATTGCGATGGAGTGAGTTAATGTGCCTTACTCACATCCATGTCAACTAGAAATGTGAGAAAATCACATTATGACGCTTTGAGACGTAGTCGGCCCTGCAAGCCGCCTTGCTTTCCAACCCGGTTCATCTGGGCTCGCGGGAAGGCAGCAAATATCTCCCCGATCCACGCGAGGGTGACGTTTTCTATAGGAGCGGAGTTGAAAGACGAAAGGGTGACGGTGCCTGGCGCGCCACGCATGATCGTCTTGATGAAGCGGCGACCGTCCTCGGTACGAACGGCGGCATCTTCACCATAGAATGATTCAAGCGGTCGCTTCTGCTCGCGATAGACGACTATAACGTGGCCGTCCTTGTAGACAGGAAGCATCGAATCGCCGCGCACGACGAAAGCGATCATGTCGGGCGGCATGGGAAAGGGGATATCGATCTGGTCCAACCCTTCGGGTGGTACCTGTTCCCATTCCGGTTCCACCTCGGCGCCAGCTCCCAGATATCCCATGATTGGGACAGAAGTCGTCCTTCCGTCACCTTCGCCAGTGAGCAGCCATGCCTCGCTCACTTTGAAGGCTTTGGCATAGGACTTTGCAGCCCTAGTGATTCCCGTCTGTCCGCGCTCGTGCTGCGAATATGTGGTGTAGTTGAAGCCAAAGCGCTCCGCGGCTGCTTTAGCGGTCGGAAAGCCAGCCTTTTCACGTGCCTGCCTGAGGCGCGCCGCCTGCTCATCGATGCGTGAAATATCCATGATGTTAGTTTTTCACACTTTTGGTGTGGGTTTCTGCTTGACAACTCGGTGTGTCTTTCTCACACATAGCCGGCATGGAAGATGACCGCATTGATGTACGGGCTCTGCGCGAGCGCCTAGGATGGACCCAGCAGCAGCTCGCGGAGCATTGCTGCACCGACCGCTCGACCGTTTCGCGCTGGGAACAGGAGCCCCCGGCGAAGGGGCCCGCCCTCGTACTGCTGCGGCAGCTTCGCGATAGGATGAACGGATTGGAGGCCGCAGAATGACCGGCTTCCGCGAGTCGTATTCCCAGAACTCCCCCCACCGTACCGCGTCGTCTGGTGCGGCACCTGCCGGCGCGGCGCTCCAGACCCCCCTCAAGGCCGCGCCGGCATTTTCCTTCGATGGTGACGACCTCACCGACCTGCCGCCGTTCGAGCGCGCGGCAGGGAACCGTTTCGTGCAGGGTGGAGAAGCAGCATATCGCATGGCTCATAACCATGAGATCGCCGGTGCGAGTCCGGCCCCTGCAACCAGTGCCACAACCTGCGAGCCCAGCATGGGGCGGGAGGGGATGCCATCGGGTCTCCTCCCGCTGCCGCAGGCGCCGCCCTGATGTGATGTGTTCGCGGGTTTTCATGCCCGCTTTGTGAATCGATCCAGCCTTTCCCGCCACGGGAAACGACGCCGGGATTTCCCGGCGCGGGAATGCTTTTGCGCCGAGAGGAGGCCGACCCATGGATGCCATGTCCGAACCCCGCGAGTTCACGCCGCGCTGGCAGCTTCGCCTGCATGCGGCGCAGACCGACCTGATCGACGCCTATGGCGGCTGCAAGCGCGTGGTGGAGAAGTTCTCCATCTCGCGCAGCCAGGTGGGGCGCTGGTATGGCGGGGTGGACCGCGACGACATGCCGACGCCCGTCGTGATGGCGATGGAGGGCTATGTCGGGCGGCCGATCGTGACCGCCGTGATGAACGAATTTCTCGGGCTGGAAGTGTCCGGCGCGAGCGCGCGCGACGACATGGCGGCCTGCCTCTCGGCGCTCAATGCCGATCTCGTCGAGGCGGCCGGCAACATGATGGTGGAGACGGTGCGCGCCAAGGCGGACGGCATCGTGACGCCGGCCGAGGCGCAGATCCTGCGCGACATGTCGCGCAAGGTGGAGCGCATCCGCGCCGACATCGACAGCCGCCTTGCCGCCTTCGGGACCGGCGAGGGCCTGCGCGTGGTGTCGGGGACGTGAGCGATGTTTCCCTCGGCCGACCAGATCGCCACGGCAATCGTGGCCGCCTGCCGCCTGACGGGCGACCTGCCCATCGCGACATGCATGCGACAACCGTCGCGGGCGCGCGCCGTGGCGATGGCCGCGCTGATGGAAGGCGTTTCCGGAGGCGCGGCGCGTGGGCATCGCGCGCTGCTGCGGGCTTGCCACGCCGGCCAATGTCAGCCCGATCCTCGCCAATGCCCGCGCCGCCAAGTGGTGGCGCGAGGACTGGGTAGAGGAGGTCGTCGGCGCGGTGGTGGCCGACCGATACGGGGAGCAGGCGCAGTGACCCGCCGCCCGAACCATTCATTCGCCGCCGGTCTCGCGCTCGGGCTGCTGCTCGTCGCGGTGAACCTGGCCGGCGCCTATGCCCTGGGAGTGTGGGGATGAGCGACGCCGTCGTCACAGCCGATGCTTCCGGCCTGCCTGAAATGGTCGAGCGGGCGCGCGCGCTGCTGGACGAGGGCGACGTGATCGCCGCACGGTTGCTGGCGGCGGGCGCCTATGAACAGGCCAAGGGCGCGGCGCATCTGGCTGCACGGTTCGGCGCAGCCGACCGGCTGGTAGCGAAGGCGCGGCGGCTTCAGGGCGATGCGCTGCTGATCGAAGCCCGCGCCAAGATACGGATCGCGGCCGAATATGACGCCGCGCAGGCGCGCGGCGAGGTTGCCAAGGGCCGCCCGAAAAGTCTTCCCGACGGGAATACTTCGGCGACGGTCGAGGAGATCGGCCTGTCGTCGAAGGAAATCCACGAGGCGCGCAAGCTGGCGGCGGCCGAGGCGCGGGCGCCCGGCATCGTCGAGCGCGCCATTGCGGCGCGGATTGCCGCCGGTCTGGAGCCTTCGCGCTCTAATCTGCGCGCCGCTGTCGGCACCGCCAGCGCCACGAAGGAGGAGCGGGGGCACAATCTCTACGAGACGCCGATCGAGGCGATGCGCATGCTGCTGGCGCGGGAGCGCTTCTGCGCGCGCATATGGGAGCCGTCGGTGGGGCGTGGCGCGATCATGCGACCGCTGGAGGACGCCGGCTACGACGTGGCGATCTCCGATCTCGTCGACTACGGCACGGCGACGCGGCATGGCGAAGTGCAGGGCGTCAGCGACTTCCTCGCCGGCCGCGCAAGCCCGGCCGCGCCGGATTTCGACATCGTCACCAATCCGCCCTATGGCGGCGTGCTCAACGCCTATGTGGCGCATGCGCTGCGCGAGCACCGGCCGCGCAAGATGGCGCTGTTGCTCAACCTCAACTTCCTCGCCGGGTTTGACGATCAGGACCGATGCTTCGCGCTCGACGAGTGTCGTCCGGCGCGCGTGCTCGTCTTCACCCGCCGCCTGCCGATGATGCACCGCGACGGCTGGGACGGGCCGGAAGCCTCCAGCCGCATGAACGCGGCGTGGTTCATCTGGGAGCGCGATGCGGCGGGCGCCTATGCCGGCGCCTTCGAGGTGCAGCGCGTCGACTGGAAGGACTTTGAGGCGGCGCCCGCGCTGCCGCCGCTCACCGATGACGAGACCCCGCCTGCTGCAACCTCCTCCCTGCGGCAGGCGGATCAGGCCGGGGCCGTGGAACCTCCTCCCTCCACGGCTCCGGCCGCATGCCTCGTGTGGGATGAGCCTCGGGCTGGCGGCAGGATCGTCGCCAAGCTCGGCTCAGTCGAGGTCGGCGCGGTGTTTCCAGCGGAGAAGGGCTGCACCTGGTCGTTCTGGCTTGGAAGCGTGAGCGGACCTCACAAGAAGGCGCGAACGATCGAAGCCGCGAAGGCGGCGATCGCGAAGGCATTCACTGAAAAGACGGGGCTTGCCGCATGACGAGCTTCCGCGATCCGCTCACCGCCTTCGGCTTCTTCCTGCTGGCGCTGTTCCGGCGACGGCCGAGGCCAGCACTACCGGCCGACGACACGCCGGCTCAGTTTGCCGCCTTGCAGGCGGAATTGCGGCGAAGGCTGGAGGGCGGTGATGGCTGACTTCCGCTTCGACCAGTTCGGCGACGCGCTGCATGCCCGGCTTGAGCAGCTCGGCTATTCCTTCACCCGCGCCACCGAGAAGTGGCCGGATACAGACCGTGCCATGCTCTCGCGCGCCGTGGCGGGCAAGCCGCTCTCGGCCGGCAATGTGTTGCTCCTGTGCGAGATGGCCGGGCTCGATCCGTTCGCCTTTCTCGTGCGCGAACATGCACGCCGCGTGACGATGAAAACCATTCTGGATCAGGCTGTTACAGCGCCTGTTTCCCGTGAGACGGGGAGGGCGGAGCGTTGAGCGATCCGGTCAACCACCCCCGGCACTACACCTCCCATCCCTCCGGCGTGGAGTGCATCGCGATCGTCGAGCACATGAATTTCTGCCTCGGCAACGCGGTGAAATACATCTGGCGCGCCGATCTCAAGCACGACAACGCGCTGGAGGATCTGGAGAAGGCGGCTTTCTACATCCGGCAGGAGATAGACCGCCGGCGTCGCGCCCAGGGCGAGGGTTCGCCATGAGCGCGGCAACCGAAACTCTCCGTCCTGATAGCCAGCGTCGCCTATCGGCGTCACACGGCGGTGCCGTCCATCTGTCGCTTTCTGGCATGGCCGCCGCCCAGCTTCGTCTTGCCGCCGACGATCTGGCGGTGCGGCCGCAGGCCCTGGCGGCAGCGCTGCTGACGGTGCTCTTGCGCGATGGCATGGTCGACAGCGTGCTCGACGGAGCGGACCCAACGCAGTTTTCGGGGCGCACTCCAGCGCGGCACGGGCTTACGTCACTGCGCTGTGCCGTGCTCTATGTCTTGGCGCTGCATGCCGATGCCGATGGCGTGGTGCAATTGTCTGCGCGGGCTCTGGCGCGGCTTTGCGGCGGCGGCTCGCATGCCGGCATACTCAGCGCAATGGATGCGCTCGCCGAGCGTGGCTTGCTCCTCAATCTCGCCCCGGCCGGCCATGCCAACCAGCCGCGCATCTGCCGGCTGACGCCGCAGGGACTCGCGGTGGCGGCCGATCTTGGCGACCTGGGATATGCGCCGGGAGGCGGTCGTGGATAGGGCGCAGGAGGCGAGGCACCTTGCCGGCATCCGCGCCCGGCTCGCCGCGCTGGATGGCGCGGACTGGACGCTCGCGGCCGAGGACGGGCGCATGCGGATCTTTGCCCGCACGCCGGACGACATGGTCGGCATCGCCGATTTCACCCAGCTTGCCACCACCGATGACATGCAGCTCGCCGCCTATGCGCCGCAGGACATGCGCTTCCTGCTGTCGCTGCTCGACCGCTGCGCGGCGCGGGTGAAGGCGCTGGCGCCACCCGAGCCGAACAGCAGGCAGGCGGATGCGCAGGCTTCCGCGCGGCATGACGGGAAGAACCATGCGGCCGAGGCCGCCATGCTCTGTGCCGTGCCGGCCTTCAAGCGCTTCCTGATGGAGCGGCACGGGCTGGAAAGCCCGGCCTCTGACGAGCGTGCGGCGCAGAAGCTGCGCGGCCTGCTCGGCGTGTCCTCGCGGCGCGGGATCAATGAAAACCGTGATGCGCTTGCGCGCTGGAAGGCGCTGCGGGCCGATTTCTACACATGGAAGGGGAGGGAGGTGGTTTGAACATCCGTGCCGATCTGTTCTCGACCGAGGTCGTGCCGCAGAAGCAACGCTGGCGCTGCCTGCCCTGTCCCGGCTCATATCGTCCCGCGCGGGTTCCTCTCCCGGTCATCCCGCCGGCGCGGAGGGGCAGGCGCCGCGTGCGTGTCGTCGACAGTTTCGCCGGCGGCGGTGGAGCTTCGAACGGCATCCGGCTCGCGCTCCAGCAGCTTCATGCCATGGAACTGCTTCCGACGGGGCATCCGCTCGATGTCGACTTTGCCGTCAATCACGACGATGCGGCGCTTTGCATGCATGCCGCGAACCATCCCGACACCACCCACCTGCCGGCCAATGTCTGGCAGGTGTCGATGCGGGAAACGCTGGGCGACGACCTGTTCGGCCTTCTGTGGCTTTCGCCGGACTGCCGCGACCATTCTTCCGCGAAGGGCGGGCCTATCACGTCGCGCGCCGTACGCGACCTGGCATGGGTCGCGGTGAAGTGGCTGAAGGAACTGCCCGACTGGCAGCGGCCATGGGTGATCTGCCTCGAAAACGTCAGCGCCTTCGCGAAGTGGTCGCCGCTGATAGAGCGACCCGACGGCAAGGGCTTCATGCGCGATCCGCAGCGGCTGGGATGGACCTTCCATCAGTTCGTCCACGCGCTTTCCCGTTTCGGCTACTCGATCGGGTGGAAGGAGATCGTCGCCTGCGAATATGGCGACCCCACCATCCGCAAGCGCCTGAAGCTGGTGGCGCGCCGCGACGGCCTGCCCGTCGAGTGGCCCGAGCCGACGCACGGCGAACCGAAGTCCGAGGCCGTGCAGTCGGGCCGGTTGCAGCCGTGGCCCGTTGCGGCCGACATCCTCGACTGGTCGCTCGACTGCCCCTCGATCTTCATGACGAAGGAGGAGGGGCGCGAATATACCCGCTGCACCGGAAAGCGCGTCATCCGGCCGCTCGCCGTGAAGACCGATGCCCGGCTGGCCTACGGCGTGAAGCGGCATGTCATCGATGCGGGTGACGATGCGTTCGTCGTGACCTGCAATCATGCCGGTGACGGGTTCCGCGGGCAGGGGCTTGGCGAGCCGTTTGCGACCGTAGCGCGGGCACGCGATGCACACGGGCTCGTCGTGCCGCATATGATGACGATGCGCAATTCCGGCACGCCAACGTCGGGCGCGGACGCGCCCGCACGCACGATCATGGCCGGTGGGGCGAACCAGTTCGCCGTCGAGGCGGCTATATCCCCGTTTGTCAGCCGCGGTCAGCATGGTGGCGGCAACAGGCCCGCCGGCACTCCGGTGCACACCATCGCGGCGTCGGACGGCGACCAGAACCAGATCGTCGTTCCCTATCTCGTGCCGCGCTACGGCGAGCGCGACGGGCAGGAGCCGCGCAGCGTCGGCATAGACCGACCTGCGCCCACACCGGTGCCCGACGGCAATCAGGGCAATCTGGCGGCGGTCTATCTCGCGCAGCACAACAACGACAGCCGCAGGGTGACAGGCGTCAATCCGGGGCGGCCGGCCGTAAAGCCGCTATCGACGATCACGAATGAGGCGTCCCAGCAGCAGATCGTCGCCGCCTCAATGCTGTCGCTCAAGGGCAGCGATCGGCGCGACGGTTCTTGCAAGGATGCGCATCCCGCCGTGTGCGCAGGCGGCCAGCACTCGGCCGTCGTCACGCTGCCCTTGATGACCGCCTACTATTCGACCGGCGGGCAACATGCCCGCGTCGATGATCCGTCGCTCACCGTGCCGACGAAGGCGCGCTTCGGGCTGACCGAAGTCGATGCCGTCGCGCCGCCGCTGACGGAGGCGCAATTGGCGCGGGCGCGGCAGGTCGCCGAGTTCCTGCGCCGGCACGGCTGCTGGGACGGCGGCGAGATCGTGACGCTGTCGATCCGCGGCATCGTGTTCGTGATCGTCGACATCGGCATGCGGATGCTGACGCCGCGCGAGCTCGCCCGCGCGCAGGGCTTTCCGGACAATCACATCCTAGATCCGATCTTCCGGGGCAAACCCCTGTCGGAGACCGAACAGCGCCACAAGATCGGCAATTCGGTCTGCGAGAAGCCGGCCGCCGCCGTCATCGTCGCCAACTACCGCCCGCCGCTGGAATGGGGCCTCGACGCTGAACCTTATCTGGAGGCGGCGGAATGAGCTGGAAGGCATCGGCGTGGGCGAAGGATCAGCGACTCGGCTCGCCTTCGGCGAAGTCGATCCTCATGTGTCTTGCGGACTATGCGGACCCTGACGGCCTGATCAAGGGATGGGCGAGCCAGGCCGATCTATCGGCGTCTGCAGAGGTCTCCGAGCGCACGGCGCGCGAATGGCTGCAACGGCTGGAGGATTGGGGGCTGCTGGAGCGCCGGCACCAGCAAAAGGCCAATGGCGCGCGCGCCGCGGACTGGATCGTGCTGCGGCTCGACCGCAGCGTGACGGACGGCTCCGAACGGTGCCGCGCCCTGAAGGACGGCGACATCCTACCGGCAGAATCTGCCGGTAGGGCCAACCGGCAACCAGACCCCGAGCCTACCGGCAATGAGGCGCATCCTACCGGCAGTCAGTTCCGGGCCTATAAGGAAGAACCGCCCTTAGAACCGCCCTTACCCTCCCAAGACGAGCGCGCGGAGGCGCGCGAGAGAGGGGACGATCATGAGGATCGGAAGAAGATCGAGGCAGCCTACTGGCGGATGATCAAGGTCTGGCCGCGCCTTAGCGGCATGCCGAAGGATACCGGCCTCAAAGCCTTCGCCGCCTTGTCGGCGGAAGATCGCGAGATCGCAGAGCGTCGGTTCCCCGCATGGCTGGCGCTGCTGAAGGCACAGGGCAAGGATCATGTCCATCAGCCCTCGACCTATTTTGGCAAGCGGCTGTTCGACGATGTGCCCGATCCGGTCGAGGATGGGGCGAAGCCGGTCGAGGGCAGGCCATGGGGACCGCATTGGGCGGGTGTTTGCCACCGCGAGCTGCTGACGGTCGCGCCGCAACCGGCGCCGCCGGCAGCTTCCGCCTTCCTGCGCGACTTGCTCCAGCGTGATGACGATCTCGGCAGGGCGGAACGTCTCCGCCGGCAGGCTGAACATGGCTGGCCGCGCGTGAAGCGCTGGCATGAGGCGGCGGCGAACCGGAAATCGATCACGGTCGCGCAGGAGGATGCATGGCTTGCCGGGCTGATGGAGTTCGTTCCGGCGGGCTCGCCGGTGCTGGCGGCATGGCGAGCGGAGTACGAGCGGCGCGGCTGGCCGTGGATACCGGACTTCGGCTCGCATCCCGGCGTGTTCTTCCCGGTGGGCGGAACGGACGGACTGGAAGCTTTCGAGAATGCGGTGCGCAGCGGTAGCGCGCGAGAGGCGGCGGAATGATCATGGCGAGGCCGGAGATCAGCGAACGTGAACTGCGGGCGCTGGAGCGCGGCCGGCAGAAGGCGGAGCTTATCGCATGGCTGCGCCGAGAGGCGGCAAGCCGGGACGGCGAGATGGCCTGGTACGTGGCCCGCACGCGTTGGGCCGCTGATTCGGTTGCTGCCGAACTGAGGGCGGTGGGAATCGAGGCTGTTTGTCCGATGGAGCGTCGCTGGAAGCGGCATCCGCGCTCGCTCCGACGCTATTCTGTGGAAATCCCTGTCCTCGGTAACCATGTCTTTGTGCACCTCCTCCGGGCGGAAAGTGCATGGGTCGGTACGCTCACTTTCGAGGGGATCGAGGGGCTGCTTGGTCTGGGCGAGGGAAGGGGTGAGAAGCCTGTGCCGCTCACCGCTGCCGAAGTGGTCAACATCATGTCTTTGCTGGACGTTTCGCATTCCTGCCCGGTCGAGGAAGCCACAGGCTTGATGGTAGGTGACTCGGTGCTACACCCGCTCGGGATCATGGCGGAACTCAAGGGTACGGTGGTCGAGATCGATGCGGTGAAGCGCGAGGCGCTGATATCGACCGTGTTGTTTGGCCGTGAGATGTCGACGCGGTGCGGGATTGACGATCTCGAAAAGCTGTCATAGCGATTCCGCCCAAGGTCGAGAAGCAAGGTCGCCATCCGAGAACGACGCCTCGTCCTGCCCTGACACCGCCGATGCAGGCGACCGACTCAGGGCCTATGCGCAAGCTATGTCTTACACTCATCGCAGGTCAGGATGGCACGGCTCACAAGCCTCAAGCCGCGCATCGGCGCGCTGGCGCCGCGCATCGGCTATGCAACGGGTGATGAGCAGGCCCGGTCACGTCAGCGCGATGCGACCATCGGCTGGCGCGCCTGGTACAAGACGGCACGCTGGCAGAAGCTGCGCGCTGAGATACTGCAGCGCGACCTCTACACCTGCCAGAAGACGGGCGTGCTGCTGATCGGCAGACACCCTGCACCAGACAGCCCGGTAGTCGACCACATCACGCCGCATCGCGGTGACGAACGCCTGTTCTGGAACCCATCGAACCTGATGGCCGTCAGCAAGGCCTATCATGACAGCACCAAGCAGGGCGAGGAGCGCCGAGGCGCCTGACCCCTGACGCCGCGCTCCCAAACGGGGGGGGTCGAAAGTCCGTGCCCCTCCCAACTCCAGACCCGCGCCCCCCTCATTCGCAGGTTTTTTTCGCCGATGTCAGATTTTGAGCCAGCGTTCGACCTGCTGGGCGATCCGATCCCGGAGAATTTCGGGCGGCGCGGCAGGCCACCGCATATCGCGACCGTGCAGAACCGCAACAAAATCATGCTGTTGCAGGCGCAGGGCTGGACGCCGGCGCGCATCGCCGGGGCGATCGGCATCACGATGCCGACCTTGCGGAAGCATTATTTTCGCGAGCTAAAGTTCCGCGATGTCGCTCGTGACAGGGTGGAGGCGATCGGCCTGCTCACCCTGTGGGATCAGGGGCGCGCCGGGAACACGGCGGCCATGAAGGAGTATCTTCGGCGCTTCGACATGGCGGCTTCGATCGAGTTCGACGACCGGTCGGAGCGGGCCAGCGAGAACCTTGGGAAGAAGGAGCAGCTGCGCCGCGAGGCGGCGAACCCGCCCGACGAGTGGGAGAGCGTGACGCCGAGGGTGGCGCACTGATGCCGGACTTCTCCTGCCCGGATTGGTTCGAGAAGCTGAAGGCTGGCCGGCCGCCGCTGCCCGACAGCCTGCCGCTGGACGTGGAGGAGGCGCGGCTGGCGGTGGACGTGTTCAACAAGCTTCGCCTGCCGGACGTGCCGGGTAAGCCGCTGCTGCGCGACGTGGCCGGCGAATGGGCGCGCGATTTCGTGGCCGCCATCTTCGGCCTGGTCGAAATGAGCGAAGACCGCTCCGTCATCGTCAACCGCAAGGCGCGGAAGTTCTTCCAGCTCGTGCCCAAGAAGAACTCGAAGACGACGAACGGCGCCGCGATCATGATGACGGCGATGCTGCGCAATCGCCGTCCGAACGCCGAGTTCCTGCTGGTCGGCCCGACGCAGGCTACGGCCGAGCGGGCCTATGAGCAGGCCGAAGGGATGGTGAAGGCCGACACCTGGCTGTCGAAGCGATTCCATCTGCGTGAGCATCTGAAGACGATCGAGGACCGCACAAACGGCGCGAAGCTGCGCATCCGATCCTTCGACAACAAGGTGATGACGGGCGCAAAGCCGGTCGGCGTGCTGGTCGACGAGCTCCACGAACTGGGCAAGATCGGCTATGCCGCCAAGGTGATGACCCAGATCGAGGGCGGCATCATCGCCAATGCCGAGGGTTTCGTCATCATCATCACGACGCAGTCCGACGAGCCGCCCTGCGGCGTGTTCGAGGATGAGCTGAAACTGGCGCGGGCGATCCGCGACGGCGAGTTCGTCGACAGCGAGACGCTGCCGATGCTGTACGAGTTCCCGCGCGAGTTGCAGGCGGACGAGGCGCAGCCCTGGGCGGATCCCGCGAACTGGCCGCTCGTGCTGCCAAATCTCGGCAAGTCGATCACGATCGACCGGCTGCTGCCGAAATACCGCGAGGCGCGTGAGGCCGGGATCGAGAAACTGTCGATCTGGGCATCACAGCATCTCAACGTCGAGATCGGCATCGCGATCAACAAGGATCGCTGGGCCGGAACGAACTATTGGCAGGGGGCGGCGCGGCCGGGCCTGACGCTTAATGAGCTGATCGCGGTTTGCGATGTCTGCGTCGTCGGCATCGATGGGGGAGGGCTCGACGATCTGATGGCGATATCCGTCATCGGGCGGCATGCCGAGACGCGGACCTGGCTGCATTGGGCACGGGCGTGGGCGCATCCCGACGTGTTCGAGCGGCGCAAGGAGATCGCGTCGAAGCTGCATGATTTCGAGCGCGACGGCGATCTGGTCGTCTGCACCGAAACCGATCAGGACATCATCGAGATCACCGATATCTGCGAACGGCTGCTGCTGGCGGGCAAGCTGCCCGAGAAGGCCGGCATCGGCCTCGACGCCTATGGCGTCGCCAGCCTGCTCGACGCGCTCGCCGATCGCGGCATGGCCGGCGACCTGACGCTTGCCGTGGGGCAGGGATGGAAACTCCAGTCCGCCGTCACCACGCTGCCGCGCAAATTGAAGGACCGGACGATGCAGCATTGCGGCCAGCCGCTCATGGCATGGGCGGTGGGCAATGCGAAGACCGAGTTGCGGGGCAGCAATTACCTGGTGACCAAGCAGGCGGCGGGCGCGTCGAAGATCGATCCGCTCATGGCGACATTCAATGCCGCCATGCTGATGTTCCTGAATCCCGTCGCGTCCGGAGTCTCGGTGTACGAGTCGCGCGGCATCCTGATGGTGTGAGGGCGGATGGGAATCTTTGACCTCTTCCGGTCGCGCGCCTCTGCGCCGGCGCGCGATGCCGCCACGCCGCGCGGCTATGGCGGCGAGGCTGTCATGGCGCTGTCGCTGACGGACCCGCTACTGCTCGATTTCATGCGCGGCGGCGTCGATGCGGTGACAGGGCAAAGCATCGGCGTCTCGCAGGCGCTCCGCAATCCGGCGATGTTCCGCGCGGTCAGCCTGATCTCCAACTCGATCGGCATGCTGCCGCTTCATCTGATCAACGAGGACACGAAGGAAAAGGCCAAGGATCACCCGCTCTACCGGCTGCTGCATCGCAAGCCCAACGGCTGGCAATCGGCCTTCGATTTCCGGTCCCTCATGCAGTTGCGCGCGCTGGTGCACGGCAATGCTTATGCTCTGGTCGTGCGCAGCCGCGATATTCGACGCCAGCGTGACGGTGTAGCGCAGATCGTGCCGCTCGATCCGTCCTGCGTCGAGGTCAAGCAGGATGCTGACTGGAGCGTCCACTATGAATACCGGCCGAAAAGCGGCACGCCGCGCAAGCTGAAGCCCTCGGAGGTCTTTCATCTGCGCGGGCTGTCGCTGGATGGGCTGCACGGCCTGTCGCTGGTGAAGCAGGCGCGCGATGCGATCGCGATCGCGCTCGCCGCCGAGATGGCCGCCGGCCGCCTGTTCAAGAACGGCGTCCTCGCCGGTCAGGCACTCACCCATCCGGGGAAGCTCTCGGTCGAGGCGTATAATCGTCTCAGGGACAGCCTGGCCGAGAAGGAGGGCGCGGAGAACGCCGGCAAGTCCCTCATCCTCGAAGAGGGGATGAAGTGGGACGCCGGAACGAAGTCGGCGCGGGATTCGCAGCTCACCGAACTGCGCAAGCTTCAGGTCGAGGAGATCGCCCGCGTCACCGGCGTGCCGCGCCCGCTGCTGATGGTCGATGAGACGAGCTGGGGTTCCGGCATCGAGGCGCTGGGCCAGTTCTTCGTCGCCTATGCACTCAATCCGTGGTTCGAGGCTTGGCAGCAGGCGGTGGAACGTACGCTTCTCGCCGATGACGAGCAGGGTGTCTATGCCGCCAAGTTCAACGCCGGCGCGCTGCTGCGCGGCTCGCTGAAGGACCAGGCGGATTATCTCGCAAAGGCACTCGGGTCCGGCGGTCATCAGCCATGGATGTGGGCGGATGAAGCCCGCGACACGATGGACCTGCCGAAGCGGGACGCCCCGCCCAACACCATGACCGGCCACAATGGCGGCCCTCCGCTCGAAGACTGAGGAAAATCCCATGCGACAGCACCCCTGCCGCCCTCGCGTGCTCGCGAAGGCGCGACCCGGCGCGCTCCCGATGCCGGCAAGCCGAAAGGTCGAGGCCTTCACCAAGTCGGCCGTCTTCGACAAGTGGAGCGACGAGTCCGCCGGCATCCGGGCCCTGGAAGCCGGCGACAACGTCATCAGCATGTTCGACGTGATCGGCGAGGACTGGTGGAGCGGCGGCGGGGTAACGGCGAAGAAGGTCGCCGCCCAGCTGCGCGCCATCGGCGACCGCCCCGTCGAGGTGCAGATCAACTCGCCCGGCGGCGACATGTTCGAGGGCATCGCGATCTACAACGTGCTGCGCGAGCATCCGCAGGAGATCACGGTGAAGGTCATGGGCATGGCGGCCTCTGCGGCGTCGATCATCGCCATGGCAGGTGACCGCATCGAGATCGGCGCGGCCTCCTTCATCATGATCCACAATTGCTGGGTGCTGGCGATCGGCAACCGGCACGACATGCGCGAGACCTCCGAATGGCTTGAGCCGTTCGATGCCGCCATGGTCGATGTTTACGCCGCGCGTTCCGGACAGAAGGCCGATCAGGTCGCGAAGTGGATGGACGCCGAGACATACATGTCGGGCAAGCAGGCCATGGATCGCGGCTTTGCCGATGCGCTTCTGCCGGCCGACACGATCACGGTCGATGAGGACGCGAAGGCGCGCGATCGCACCATCAACGAATTGCGGGCGGCGGAACTGTCGCTCGTGCAGGCGGGCATGACGCGCTCCGAGGCGCGCGCCCGTCTCAGCAGGATCAGCGGCACGCCAGGCGCTGCCGCTGAAGCCACGCCGGGCGCTGGCGACGACTGGTCCGGGCTTTCCGGGCTCCTTTCCACGCTTCGTTCCTAAGGAGAACATGATGAAGCACATTGCACCGGGGGCCTTCGCCCTCGCAAACCCGCTTGCCGCGCGCCCGCGGGCCGTAACCACGGCTCCCCGCGCCGATGCGAACGACCCGAAAAAGCTGCTCGCCGAGCTGCAGAAAGCATTCGAGGACTTCAAGGCCGCGAATGACGAGAAGCTGAAGGGCAAGGCCGATGTCGTGCTCGACGAGAAGGTCACGCGTATCGACGCGGCCGTCGGCGATTTCCAGAAGGCAATCGACGATCTCAATGCCAAGCTCGCTGCGGCGCAGCTGGGCAATGGTGGCCGCGAGCTTCGCGACCCGGAATATTCCGAATCGTTCCGCGCGCATTTCGCCAAGGGCACTGTCAATGCCGCTCTCAACAAGGGCGCGGACGACGAGGGCGGCTATCTTGCGCCGATCGAGTGGGATCGCACCATCGTCGACAAGCTAGTCGAGATCTCGCCCATGCGTTCGATCGCTCAGGTGCAGACGATCAGCACGGCCGGTTTCAAGAAGCTGTTCAACCTGCGCGGCACCGGCTCGGGCTGGGTGGGCGAAACGGCGGCGCGTCCCGAGACGACGACGCCCGAGTTCGGCCCGCTGACCTTCACGCCGGGCGAGCTCTATGCCAATCCGGCGGCGACTCAGCAGCTTCTGGATGATGCCGAGATCGATCTTGAGGCGTGGCTGGCGGGTGAGGTCGAGACCGAGTTCGCCTATCAGGAGGGTCTGGCGTTCGTATCCGGCAACGGCACGAACAAGCCCTTCGGCTTCCTCACCTATGTGACCGGTGCGGCCAACGCCGCCGCTCATCCCTTCGGCGCAATCCAGTTGAAGACCGCTGCGAGCGCGACGGCAATCACCACGGATGAGCTGATCGACCTCGTGTACCTGCTGCCGCAGGTCATGCAGCAGAATGCGCGTTTCGTGCTGAACCGCAACGCTCTCGGGACGGCGCGCAAGCTGAAGGACGGCGAGGGCAATTACATCTGGCAGCCGTCCTTCCAGCTCGGCCAGCCGTCGCAGCTTCTCAGCTACCCCGTTACCGAAATGGCGGCGATGCCGAATATCGCGGCCAGCGCGGTGCCGATCGCCTTCGGTGACTTCCGCCGCGGCTACCTGATCGTCGACCGCACGGGTGTCCGCGTGCTGCGCGATCCCTACACCAACAAGCCCTACGTGATGTTCTACACCACGAAGCGCGTGGGTGGCGGCGTGCTGGACCCGCAGGCGCTCAAGGCGCTGAAGATGGCCGCTTCCTGACCGGAGCGTCGTTCAAACCATGTCGGCGGCGGACAGCGCCGCCGGCAACCGCAGTGCATTCCCCGCAACCGACAACAGGAGCCAGTCAGATGGCGAAGAAGACCGTGGAAGAGACGGCGACGGATGTTGCCGCAGAAGAGCAGAAGCGCCGGGAGGAAGCGGCCCAGCTGGCGACCGACAAGGCTGCCGAAGAGGGCAGGTTGCCGGCCGAAATGGCGGTGACGAATCCGGCGCCGGCGACCGAGATGGACAGTGGGTCCGGCGCATTCGTCGAGCCGGAGATCAAGGCGGCCATTCCGGTCGATCATCCGGCGGTGGAGAACAATCCGCGCGCCGGCACGTCTGCGGTGCAGAATGGCGGTGACTTCAACGATCCGGCGCGGCGTCATCCCTCCGATCCGGAGTTTTCCGGCCAGGGTCTCGATCTCAGCGTCTATGGCGAGCAGCCGAAGGCGGAGAAGTAGGTCGGATGTTCATCCGCGTCATTGTCCCGCCGGCGCCGATCCTCACGCCGGCGGATATTCCCGGTAGCCATGCGCCTGACGACGCCTCTGTCGCGCGCGTAATCGCGGCTGCAACGCGGATGATCGACGGCCCGGCCGGGTGGCTTGGCCGCGCCATCGGCGTACAGACGATCGAGGTCGCGGGGAATTTCTCCGGGTGCAGATTCCGTCTGCCTTGCCCTCCGCTCATCGATATCGTCAGCGTCATCGGCGAGGACCATGTTGGAAATGACGCAATAATCGACCCTTCGCTGTATCGCATGAGCGGTGAGGATGTCGTGGCGTGGGGCATTGGCGCATGGCTTCGCTCTCCGTTGCATCGCATCCGGTATCGCGCCGGATATAACGGCACCGCTGTCAGCGGCGGCGGAACGGGTGATGTTCCGGAAGAAGCGAAGTTCGCCGTCATGCTCATGGTGCAGGATCTGCTGCGACACGATCCTTCATCGCCGGGGCTGCGTTCGGAGACGGTCGAGGGCGTCGGTGTCCGCAGCTATTTCGATGGAGCCAGCGTCTCCGCGCATGTGCGCACGGCGGCGGAAAGCTTGCTTTCCGGATTGAAGGTGCCGAAGGTATGACGCCAGCCGATGCCATCGCGATGCTGGACAGGCAGCTCGCCGACCATGGCGAGAATGTCACCTATCATGTGGTGACTGCCGGAGCAGCCGACGCCGGCGCGCTTGTTCGCGCCTTCGTGCGCGGCCTCAAGCCCGAAGAGCTCGTTGGCACCATCAGCCAGAAGGATCGCAAGGTCACGCTGTCGCCGAGCAGCGGCGTGGCGCCAGTGGAAGGGAACCGCTTCGATATCGCTGGCAAGGACTGCACCATCATCGCCGTCGAGCCGGTGCGGCTGAACTCCGCCGTCGTCCGCTACAACGTCGTCGTGAAGGGATAGGGCATGCATGAAGCTCTGGTTGAATTTCATTATGCGGGGGACGGCAAGGTGCCCGTGCGCTATCGCGTCGGCGCCTCCGTCCCGGTTCGTCCTGAGCATGTCGCCCGGCTTGTGGAGCGGGGCAAGATCGTCGGCGACATTCCGGCCACGACGGATACCTCTGACGAAGTCCTCGGGCTGCTGCCTCCTGCGCGAGGCAAGGCACGCAAGCGGTGAGCATGATCGCCATCACCGCCGCCTTTGCTGCGATCAAGGCGCGCGCCGAGGCGAACATCAGCGGCGTTCCGATGTTCTGGCAGGACGGCGGCAACCACCTGCCGGACAAGGTCGGCCCGTTCATCTATTTCGAGCTGCTGATCGAGGGTGCCAGCCCGATCGAGATCGGCGGCGGCCGCGGCGCCAATCGGCATCGCAACACTGGCGAGCTGAACATCTATGTCTTTGACGCGCTTGGCGTCGGACTCTCTGCGCTTCTGGCGCGTGCAGAGCCGATCGCGGCGGTGTTTCGCGGCTGGCGCGGTGACGGCGTCTCGATACCGACAGCATCGGTTCATCCGCTCGGTGAAGGCGAGAGCCTGACACCGCCCGGCATGGACAGTGTTGCCGGCAACTATGTCGCCGTCGTCGTTCACGCGTCTCTCTACTTCGACCAGAAGGCCTGATCGGCCTTTCCTCCATCATCTGACCGGCTGCGTCCTGCGCGAGCCGCGCTTTCCGCTGTAAAGGAGATCAGCATGTCGGTTCTCGCCGAAGACCTTTCCAATCGCCTCGTCATCAAGGCGCACAGCTCGACCACCTTCGACCCCGTGAGCACGCCGGATATCGACACCGACCCCGGCCCGAGCGGTGGACAAATCTGGCGCTATGTCTCGCACAACCTCGCCCTGCCGCGCGACAACTACACGTCGAACGAGATGCGGCAGGACCAGGTGCAGCCGCTGGCGAAGCTGGGTACGAAGCGCGTCCCGGTGCAGACCAACCACCTGCTTTCCTGCGGCACCCACGCGCTGGCGCTGGAGGCCGTTCTTCAGGGAACATGGTCCGCGGCCGCCATCACGCTCGACGAGGCGACCATGACGAGCGTCGCCGCCGACAGCGTCACGTCGTCGTTCACCTTTGCCGCCGGCGATCCCGTCACGGCCGGCCTGCGCGTCGGCGACGTGGTGCGCTTCTCCGATCTCTCCGTCGCGGCCAACAATGGCGTGAACTTCATCGTCATCGCGTTCGGCGGCACGTCGAACCGGGAAGTGACGGTCTTCCCGGCGCCGACCACCATGGTGGCGGACACCGACTTCGACATGACGACGGTCGGGCGCTCGCTGATCGCGCCTGCCTCTGGCCTCGTCCGGCGCAAGTTCGTGCTGGAGACCTATACGCCAGACAGCGACATCGCGAAGGTCTATTCGGACATCCGCTTCGGCGGGTTCGAGCTGTCGCTTTCGCCGAACCAGAATGCGCAGATCAATTTCACCGGCATGGGCCGCGATCGTGCGGTGTTCTCCGGTCTGAACGCGCCGTTCTTTGCCTCTCCCACCGAAGAGACTGGCACCGATATCCTGTCCTCGATGGATGGGCTCCTGCGCCTGAATGGCTCGACGCTCGCCGTCGCGACGGGATTCCGGCTGAACTGGAACAAGCCGCTGAATGCACCGGCCCAGCTCAAGGCAGACGGGCTCTCAGCCGGCGTCGTCGCGACGCAGTCCGCGGCGGTCAGCGGCCAGTTCACGGTGTTCGAGATCGATACCGCCTTCCACACGCTCTATGACAGCGAGGCGGAGTTCGAATTCATCGGCTATCTGCCGGACAGGGACGACGGCCCGGCGCATGGCATGGTCTTCTTCATGCCGCGCGTGAAGATCACCAACATGACGGAAACGGTCGTGGATGGTGCGCGCGCCCTCCAGTGCGACTTCTCGGCTGGCCGCTATTTCGGCTCGGCGCCGGGCGTCGAGAGCACGGTGCTGCGCATCGTGGATACCGCCGTCGCCTGATGACCAATCCCGGCCGGCACCGGGACGAGATCAGCGCTGATGGCGGCGGGGATGCCGGTCTCCGTCGCCAACCTTTCCGGCAAAAGGAACGACCATGAAGACCTCCGCATTCGCCGGGCTCGCCGCCCAGGTGGACAAGCCCTTTCGTGTCCATATCATCCATCCCGCCACCGGCCGCACAGTCGCCGACAAGGATGGCAATCCAGCCTTCATCGAGGTGCTTTCGGCCGACAGCACGGCAGCCGAGACCTTCGACCGCGAACGGCAGCGCAAGCTGAACGATGCCGCGAAAAGCACGCTGCTCGCTGGTACGGCCACGCCGGATGACGAGACGCCCGAGGTCGTGGCCAAGCTGGCGGCACTGACCAGTGCGTGGCATCTGGTCGACATCGCGACGGGCGAAGTCATCGACGTGCCCTGCACGCCGGAGAACGCGCAGGAGCTCTATGTGTCGCGCGCCACGCGCTGGATCTATCTCCAGGTGATGCCGCAGGCGGCGAACATCGCAAATTTTCTTCCGCCCTCATCGAAGGGCTGATCACATATGCGGAATGGTCGTTCCGTCACGGTCGAAAGACGGCGGACGGGGCGACAGAGGGCGACCACAGCGCCGCTGCACAGCGCATTGCCAAGAAGCTCGGCAAGGTCGTGGTGATGCAGAAGGCGCCATCCGTGCCGCCATTCCCGGCTCGACTGACTTACCTGTGGCGAGACTTCTGCGACATCGTCGCCGGGATGGAAGGCAATGGCTGGGGACCGCCCGTCATCACGTGGCAGGGATTGTCGGCATGGTGCAAAATGACAGGCGCCCAGCTCGCGCCATGGGAAGCGCGATTGCTGATCCGGCTGGGCTCGCTGCGGGCGCGCATCCTCTCGGAGGCATCCAGTGAGCGTTCGGACAAAGATCGAGCCAATCGATAGCTGGGTTCAGGTCGTCGTTCGCGATGATCTGTCACCCGAGGCCCGGTCGAAAGCCGTGGCTGACCTCGCGCGGACTGCGATCGCGGATGCGCGGGAAGGCAATCGCCGTGTGCTGGGCCGCGACACGCCGGCAAAGACCTTCGTTGATGGCCGGGAGGGTGCGCCGCTCGAAAGTGTCGATCCGGACCGCGGCGTGATCGTTGCCGAGTTCGACCTTGCTATGGATGTGCTCAACTGGATCGCCAACCGGCTGCGCGAGGCATCGCCGGTGCGGTCCGGAGCATATCGGGACGCGCACCGCCTGTTCGCCGATGGTCGGGAAGTTCTGCCCACGGAAGATATACCGCAGGCCGCCGAGTTCTCCTTCACCAACACGGTGCCGTATGCGCGCCGGCTGGAGGTGGGCAGGACGAAGTCGGGCCGGGCCTTTGTGATTCAGGTGGAGCCGCGCATTTATGAGCGAGTGGCGAAGGAAGCCCGGCAGCGCTTCGGGAACATAGCCCAGGTCGGCTACACGTTCCGGGCTCTGGCGGGCGTCGCTACCGCTGGCCGTGGCCGCGGCGAGAAGAAGAAAGATTTGCGGTATCCGACGATCACCGTCGCGCTTCGGTAACAGTCCTCAGCGAGCGCACTTGCGCAATGCATATTCAAGGTCCTCCGCCGAGGCGGTGAACGCTTTGAATGCAGCGACGAGGTTCGCGTAGTTTATATCGTACTCGCGCAAGAGGTCGTACTTAACGCTCGGCATGTAAATTGCTGCACTGCCCATACTTGTCTCCGGAGGAAGGTTAGCAAGGGGTCTGATCAGTGTTTTCATGATGTCGACCGTCTCCGCATGTTGCTTGCAGCGATCCTGTTCAGCGAGCGCTGCAGAGGCGATCAGCATGACACCCGCTGCCAAAAGTAGACGCCGCATTGATGCCTCCCTCGATGCGTGAGGCTCGCTAGATAGCAGGAAATCTTCATGGCGACCATTCAGGAGGCCACGCGACGGCTGACGATCGAAAGTCAGACTCGCGGGGTGAACGAGACTACCGACCAGCTGAAGCGGCTTGCCGACGCGCAGGACGGAGTTGCTACCGCATCGCAGCGCACTGAGCGATCGACCGTAAGTCTCGAACGGCGGATGGATGCGATTCAGCGTAAGTATGATGAAGCCTATCGGGCTCAGTCCGATCTTGCGCGGCTCGAAAAGGAGCTAAGTGCCGGGCAGGCCCAAGGACTACTTACCGCTCAGCGGCGGCTGGAAGTACTATCGATGGCCGCGGAGCGGCATGGCCTTGCCACCGCTGCGATCAACCGCGAGGCCGACGCTACCGACCGTCTCGCCAGTAGCCAGCGCCGAGCTTTGGTCACCATGCAGGCCGCGAACCAGAACCGCGCGCATAGCGTCAACCTCGGCTTTCAGGCGCAGGATATCCTTGTCACCTCCATGATGGGCATGGATGCGCGCATGATCGCCATGGGGCAGGGCATGCAGATCGCAGGCATCGTCCAGCAGATGGGCGGCGGTGCGAGCGCGGCCGTGGCCTTCAAGGATGCTCTTCTCGGCCTGATCAGTCCCGCGAGCCTCGCCGCGGTTGCGATCACCGGACTCGCGGCGACCGCGATCCAGTACTTCATGCGCGGCGAGGAGACGATCAAGACCTTTGACGATGCGCTGAAGGTTCACAGCACTACGGTTGATCTGCTGCGCTCGCGCTACGGCGGCCTGGGTGATGCCATCGCAGCAATTACGCCGTCAGGAGCCGCTCTTACCGCGGCCTCTGTGCGCGAAAACATGGCGATGATGGAGGCCGTTCAGCGCAATTTGACCTCTGGTCTCATGGGGAAGTTGGAGGACAATGAAGGGTGGACGCGCGCATGGGGTATGTTCGCATCCGATGGTGTTGCAGCCCTGCGAGGCCTTGGCGGTGATCAGCGCCAGTTCGCGGCACCTGTCGAGCGCTTCCTTCAGTCCATCCGCGATGGAAGCCCAAAGGTCGCCGAGTTCGAAGCAGAGGTCGAGTCGCTCTTCAGCGTCCTTGTCGGTCGCTCGGAAAACCCCGCCGCCTTGCGCACGACCGCCGACGCGATCCTCAGTATGGGTGCCGCTGCGGTCGAGGTCGGCGGCAAGTTCTCTCCGTTTGCAAAGGAGATCAGTCGGCTACGCCTGGAAGTAGCGGACGGACTTGTTCCGGATATCGGCCGGGCAATCCGCCATATGGATGAGATGGCGCGCGCCGATCCGGGTCTGCGCAAACTCGCCGACGATGCCATTATCGCGGCCCGCGAACTCTATGAGCTATCACAGCGCATGCGCGAGTTGGCGGATATGCAGCGCCGCGCCGAGGCGGGACAGCGCGGCTTCATCATAGGCAGTCCGGAGGAGGCGGCGCGCAACGCCTATCTCGATCGGCAGCGTCTTGCTATGCGCGAGATGCAGAAGAGCTTCGACGCCGACATGCTCGCAATGGGCGCCAGGTCACCAGCACAACTGGCGGCTGCCGCTCGGGCGCGTGAGGAAGCTCGCACCGTCGAGGGGGAGAGTGGCCCTGAACGAAATCTGCGCGTCGAGCTTGCTGGCAAGCGCGCTTTGGCTGAGGCAGAGCACCGGCTGACCGAGGCGCGCGAGGAGCGGCAGCGCTCGCTGGACAAGTCGCTTGCCAGCCAGCAGATGGAAATCTCGCTGATCGGCCAGACGGCGGCCGAGGCGGCGCGCCTGCGCATGGAGTTCGAGCTGACGGCGCAACTGCGCGAGGCGGCGGCACGCGCCGGCGCGCAGGCAGATGAGGCCGAGCTTGCGTTGATCCGCGAGAAGGCGCGCGAGGCTGGTAAGTATGCCGAGGCGCTGGCGCGTGGTCGGCTCCGTGACGATCTGATGTTCGACATGTCGCAGCGCGGCCGGTCGAGTGTGGACCAGCAGATCGCCGCCCGCCTGCGTGGCTCCGGCTTGTCGATCGACATGAACTCGCCCGAAGCGCGGCTGATGCGCGAGAACATCTATGCCGACCTGTTCAAGCAGGCGATTTCCAGCTTCGTCAGCGACTTCCGCTCGGCGCTGCTGAACAATGGCGGCGACATCGGCGACGCGCTCGGGCAGGCCGTGATGAACGCGGCGCTGCGCGGCCTCGACAAGATGCTGGAGCAGCAGATCGCCAATCTCGCCTCGGCGCTGTCTTCGAAGATGTTCGGCGGCTCGGGCCTGCTCAGCAATTCGTTTCAGGCGACGACCTCGCTTGGTGCAGTGCTCGGCTATTCGCCGGCGGCGAACCAGAACACGCCCGTCGCTGCCAATACAAACCTCGGCGGGGTCTCCGGGCAGGTCTGGAACTTCTTTGCCGAGAAGGGGCTCCAGCCGCATCAGATCGCCGGCATCATGGGCAATGTCCGGGCTGAGAGCAATTTCAATCCGAATGCTATCGGTGACGGCGGCAGGGCGTTCGGTCTGTTTCAGCATTGGGGGAACAGGGGCGGCGGTCCCGGCATGCTGGGTGACACGCAAGGCCAACTTGACCTTGCATGGCGGGAGCTTCAGACCACGGAGCGCCGCGCATTCGATCAGCTTATGTCGTCGCGCAATGTCCGAGAGGCGACCGCAGCATTCGGCGGGTTCGAACGGCCGAAGGGCTTTGCCTGGAACAACCCGGAGGCCATGCACAATTGGCAGGGCCGATTGTCGGCGGCCGAGAACGCGCTGACGCAGTTCGGCAGGACGACCACGCGCGCGACGCAGAATCTTGGCGAGTTCGGGGGCGGGCTGGGCCAACTCGGCAAGGCGCTGACCTCGGGTGGCGCCTCGGGGGCAAATTCGGTTGGCGGCCTGCTCGGCGGTCTCATCCAGTTGATCGGCGGCATCCTGTTCGACACCGGCGGCTATACCGGCTCGGGCGACCCGTCGGCGCCGGCCGGTGTGGTGCATAAGGACGAATTCGTGTTCTCGTCGCGCGCCACGCGCAACATCGGTGTCGCTGCGCTCGAAGCCATGCACCGCGCGGCGATGACCGGGCAGGGGTTTGCAAGCGGCGGCTATGGTGGCTACGGCGGCGGCTCCCGCCCGGCCGTACCGCCGACATGGACGCCGCCTTCCGCAGCTAATGTGCTGGCCGGCCTGCATGTGACGTGGGGCTGGGACCGGCGCGGCGACAGCAATATTGAGCCGGTCATCCGCTCGGTCGTTCAGAAGGAAGCGCCGCCCATTGCGCAAGAGGCGTCGGCTGGCACCGTTGCGCAGTATAATGACAGCCAGAAGCGCGGCGGACTTGAGCAGAACAACCACTTTTACCAGTCGCTCAAGAGGACGGCATGAGCAAGTTTGCCGACGCGCCAATGCTCTATGCCGACTTCCTCGCGGCCGAGAAGTTCACCGTGGATGTGGTCGGATCGGCGATCAGCGGCGGTCGGGATATCAATGGCCAGAGCGTGTCGACGGAATTGTCGGGCGGCGGTGCGCTCGTCGCAACCTTCGAGCGGTGCAACTGCTTTGAGCCGGAGCAGCAGGAATACATCAACATGCTCGCGGCGCGGCTGAATGGCTCGCACCGCTATATCAACGTACCGGTCATGTCGGATTTCATGGGGCCGTTCGGCGGGCAGTCGCCTATGATCGGTGGCATCCCGCATTCCGACGGCGCGTTGTTCTCCGATGGGTCTGGCTACAGCCAGGGGCGCGTGTTCGGGCAGATCGTCGAGGATGCCGCGCTCAACGCTGGCAAACTGGTGATGGATGTCTTCGGGGCGGCACGAAACCTCCGCTGGTCGGACTGGTTCTCGATCTTCCATCCGGTCAAGGGCTGGCGTGCCTATCGGTATTGGGAGCGCACTGATCCGGAAGATGTTACGGCGACCATCTCCGGATACGAGTACACCGGCAAACGCTACACACTTGCCCTGTCGCCGCCCCTGCGTGAGGCAACGCCGGCAGGGAAGAGGGTCGAGTTCGCACGGCCGCGTTTCGTCGCGAAGTTCCCGACCGATTTCACGCTGCCCTACAGCGTGGAGGGAACCTACCGCTCCGTGGCCGACCTCCGCTTTGAGGAGGCGATGGGCGGCTGATGGGCTGGGTTCCTGACAACATCGTCGAGGCGCTGCGCCAGAGCAATATGCTCGGCATCTACCTTCGCCTTGACATTGATCCGCCGCTGCGAATCTGCGTCGGCGTAAACGATATTCCGATCGGCTTCGAGAGCATTGATCCGGAAGGCGCGGTCTATCTCGGTGCCGGCCGGCTGGCGAACATCCCGGACCTTGAAGTCCTGATTAACGGCGTCGCCGATCGCGTCGAGTTCGTCCTTTCCGGTATCGATCCGGAGGAAGCGGACCGGCTCGACATCGAGGAGTGGAGCCAGGCCATTCGCGGCGCTGCCATGCATGTCGGCTTCACGACGCTCGACGACTATTACCAGCCCATGAGCAAGATCATCCCGCTCTGGACTGGAACGGGCTCGTTCATTGTCGAGAGTATGCCGGCGGTGAAGGGGCATGAGACGCCGACTGTGACGCTGGCGCTGTCGGCCTCGTCCGGCAAGGCGACACGAAGCCGCAATACACAAATCCTTTGGTCGGGCGCACAGCAGCGGGCGATGCATCCCGGCGATGCATTTTGCGACGGCACGGCGCGGCTGGCGCGCGGCGTCGCACCGGCATGGCCTCGGTACTGACAGGACACTTCATGACGGTTGAAGCCTTTCTCGACGGCGCCACGCGCCGCCGCTGGCAATGGGGCGTGCTCGATTGCAGCCTGTTCTGCGCTGATGCCGCGATGGTCGTCTCGGGACGTGATCCGGGCAAGGGCATTCGCGGGACCTATTCCACCGAAGCGGAGGCCATGGCTATCGTCGCGGCGGCAGGCGGCATGGAGGCTTTCATCGGAGCGCGGCTGGAGGCGATCGGCTGGCGACGCTGGTCCTATCGCGACGGGCCGTGGCGCGACTTCGACATCGGTGTGATCGACTGCCCGGCGGGGGCGCTGGGGCTGCGCACCGCAACGCCGGCGATCTGGTGGGCCGAAAAGCGACGCTGGATCGCCCGAACGCCGGTCGGGCTGATCTCCGGGAAGTTCATGCACAAGGCGGTGTGGCGTTTCGATGCGTAAGAACCTGGTTCTCGCACATGAAGCGTCGCTGCTCTCGGGCGCGTCGCAGATGGCGATTGCCGCGCGCACCATGCGCACCGGCATCATCGAGACATGGATCCTGCTCGGCCTGACATCGCTGGGCGTCGGCGCGACCGGCCTTGCCATTCTGGTGCCGGCGCTCACAGCGCTGACGGTCACCGCCGTCACGGTCGGCCTTCAGATGCTGTTCATGCCGAAGCCGCCGAAGGCTGAGGATGCGCGCAATGCGAAGCTCCAGCCGATACCGTATAGGGTCTACGGGATCGGCACCAACCGGATCGCCGGTTCCTGCATGCTGTGGGAGGCGAAGAACAACTACCTCTACATGGTCAACGCGCTCTGCGCTCATCGTATCGCGGAGATCAAGCGCTACTGGCTGAACGATGACATCGTCACGCTCTCCGGCACAAAGGTGCAAGTGGGGGCCGACAGGCGCTACAACGGCAACACGATCGACATTCAGACGCGCCTCGGGGTTGTCCCGGAGACACCCTACGCCAACGTCGTCGCGGCGCTGTCATCCGACGACATCTGGACCAACGACCATCGCGGCGACGGGCAAGCCTCGCTTGCAATGGAATGCCGGTCGGTCAAGCAGAAAGAGTTCTCGACCATCTATCCGTTCGGCCCGCCTTCTCCCTCGGTTGAGGCCGATCTGGCGCTGATGTGGGACTGGCGCGATCCGGAACAGGACCCGGAGGACCCCGAGACGTGGAAGTTCTCGAAGAACGCGGCAGTCGCGCTGGCATGGCAGCTCTGCTTCAATCCATTCGGCGAGCAGGAGGATTATCGCAAGGCGCTGCTGCCGGTGCTGGATATCTGGACCGAGGAAGCGGACATCTGCGACGAGGATGTTCCGCGCGCCTCCGGCGGCACCGAGAAACGCTATGAGGTGAACGGCTGGGGCACCACCGAGACCGATCCCGTCGCTGTCAAGAATTCCATCCTGGCCGCCTGCGACGGCTGGCTCTGCCGGCGCGGCGACGGTGCGCAAATCCTGCGTGTCGGCAAGTTCCGCGAGGAGCTGGTCACCACCATCACCGATGCCGAGATCATCGGTCACCAAATCCAGATGGGCGTGGCCGAGGAAGAGGCGATCAACAGGCTGGTGCCGAAGTTCACCTATCCCGCCACGGACTACACCACGTCGGACGCCGACTTCTTCGAGGATGTGGATGCGCAGATCGCGGATGGGCGCGTGCTGCAGCAATCTTGCGAACTGCCATGGGTTCACCAGTGGCGGCAGGCGCGGCGGCTGACGAAACGCGAATGGCTGCGCATCAGGGAGCGCGCGCGGGGCAATCTCGACTGCCGGCTCTCGGCCGTCAACGCGGTCTACAGCCGGTGGATACGGCTCGACACACCGAAACGATTGCCGCGCCTGAACGGAACTATCGTCGAAAACCGGAAGGCGGTGATCTCGCTGCCGAATGCGGCGTTCAAGATCCAGTTCATCAGGCATCCCGAGAACATCGACGAGTGGAACCCCGCAACGGATGAAGGCGCGGCGCCGCCGATCCCGCCGCGGCCGACCAACAGTTCCCTGCCGGCGCCGACGATCGATACGATCAATGTCGTTCCCTATAGCGGGGCGGTGGTGCTGGAGGTCATCATCATCGCGCCGAACCGCGATGACCTGACGCCCATCACCCGATACCGCGTCGCCGATATCGGAACCGGGGCACCCGGACCATGGATCGAGCAGCGGCACGAGGATGCTGAGGAAGAAGCGGGTCTGATGAAGCTGGCGACCAACCCGGTGCCGCCGGATGTCGAGCTGGAAGTGCAGGCAGCATTCGACGGCCCGTCCGGCAGTCGAGGCCCATGGTCGCCCTCCACAATGGTCACGTCGATCGCGAATCCGAACGCGCCGCAGCCGCTGGTGTCGTTCACCGCGGTCGGCGGGTTGGAGACGGCGACCTTCAGCTTCGAGACCGGGAATGATCCGAACGTGGCGCGCGTCGCGCTTTATCGCGCACCCGCGGGTGCTCCGCTCAACAAGGCAACTCACCTCTTCAAGCGCTGGAACGGCATCACCGCCACGACGACCTACGCCCGCAATGAGCCGATGAGCGCCGGCAGTTGGGACTTCTACGCCGTCCCCGAGAACGCTTCCGGCGTCGAAGGCGCACCCTCCGCCGCGCTCAACATCACCGTTTCGTCTCCGTCCTAAAAGGAAGAGCCATGGCACCTCGTGCAGCCGACATATGGGCTGACGGCCCCTCGTCGTCCCCGAATGAGCCCCCCAAGGAGCAAATCCGGAAGTGGGGGACGGATATCGAGAACCGGCTCGACTCGATACAGATCGACGCCGACAGCGTGACCAAGGCGACATGGGCGGAACTTGCGGCCGTCGAGGGCACGCGCGACGGGCAGCGCGGCCTGGTGCCGAACTCTGACACCGGCACGCATACCGATCCTGTCGTCGGCGGCACGGTGCCGAATGGAGGCACCTATGCCTGGGTGGCGGCAGGGCCGAACCCAGTCAAATGGCAGCGTGTCGACGCATATCAGGACGTAGCGGGCCTGACGGCGGAGATGGTGGCCGCTCGCGGCGATGAGGATACGCTTGGCGATCGGCTCGACGATGCCGACGCCGACACGGCTGCGCTGAAGGATGTCACAGCCAATCTCTTCAACACCGCGGAAGTGAGCCCTCGCGACGAGGTGCGTTTTCCCTTTGCCTTTGAAGATGGCGATGGTCGCATGGTCGCGGCCTTTGATCGCTACCTGGGCGCGCTGGCTGTCAGTCTGCTGGCCTGGATCGTGCCATCGGACTCCCCGCGCAACAGGCCGCAGGTGGCGCTGCCGCTCCTCGATGGGGAGGATCGCGTCCTTGCTGGCTTCGAGCATGGCGGGGGGCTGCGCGTAGGCGGGCTGACGCTGGTGGCGAGGCAGGTGAATCCTCGCGGCGCGCCCTTCGCGCTCGAACTCGTGAAGGTAAACGACAAAGTCGCCATCGGCCTGCGCCATGACGGCAGAGTTGAGATCGCGCTCGGCGCCGACACGATCGCCGACATCGCGGCGCGGCTGAACGTGGCCGGCCTGTCGTATATTTCGCCGGACGTGCTCGGCCTGCCTGCCGAGGTGATCGCAGGCGCGCCGCGGCCGCTGGCAGATGGCAGCTACATCCTGCCGGTAACCGATCACGGCGAGCGCATCGACGTGCGCCTGGTCGCTAACGACGCGCCGCTCGGCCTGACGGTTACGACCGGGCCAGTCGACGTCGTGATCGGCATCGGCCAGTCGAAGATGGGCGCGCCCTTCGACAACGGCCTTGCCACCAACAAGGCGCTTTTCCCGCACACGGTGCTCGCCTTCGAGGGAAAGGCATATCACTACGCGAGCTCGGTCGCTTCCGATGGCGCCTTCGGCGCGCTGCGGGCGCTCACGGACGATGCGCCTGACGACTATGGCACCTTTCCTTTGTCGGTGGCTGCCTGGGCCGAAGACCAGTTCGATGCGGATGCGGGCCTCAAACGCCCCGGCCGGCTGGTGTTCACGTCCTGGGAGGGCGGCAAGCCGCTCGACAATTTCGTGTCTGGCACCAACTCTTTCACCAACGTCGGTAAGTTCTGCACGTTCGCGAAGACGCGGCTGCACGAGACCTACGAGCGCGGCATCAATTGCAGCGCCATCGTGTTCGATCAGGGCGAAAGCGGGCGCAACGCGAACCCCGACGCCGCCGTGGCATTCAACCGGGCGGGCTACGTCGCTGACTTCGCCGCCTATGCTGCGTCGCAACGGTCGGCAGTCGAAACGGCGACGGGGCAGGCCGGACTTCCGGACATGCTGTTTGTGCAGATCGCGCCGAGCGCATGGTATGCCGATCCGGAGAACGGGCTAAACAATATCAGGCTTGCGCAGCTTGACGTTCACGAAACTGAAACGGCCGGCCTGCTCCTCGCACTGCCAGACTACCCGCACCCAATGGGCGACGGCATCCACCGCACGTTGCCGGGCACGCTCATGTTCGGCGAGACGGTCGGCTATGTCCGCCACCTGCGCCGTCGCGGGCTGTTCACCGGACCGGTGCGCCCGACGCTGCTGGAGCGCAGCGGGGCGAATGTGGACATCACATTCCATATCCCGCCGACCGGCGGCGCTCTGGCGTGGGATGCCGACTGGATCGACGGCACGGGCATCGCCGCCACGAAGGGTTTCAAAGTCCGGCTGGCCTCCGACAACACGCCGCTGACGATTTCGTCGGTGACCTTCGTCGGCTCGAACAAGGTCCGCATCACGCTCTCGGCCGATCCCGGCGCGGGAGTAATTGTTTCCTACGCGATCAGCACGCACACCGCGACAGGCTCGGGCGCATGGGCGCTAGGCCGTGGCCTTCTGATGAGCCAGTCGTCGCAGCAAAGCACGTTCAACCGGCTCGGCTTCGCCGTGCCGAGCAATATTCGTTTCTACGCGGTCGGTTTCGAGAAGGAGATCTGACATGAGCACCAACAGGCGCGGCATCATCATCGACGGGATCGAAACCACCGATCCCTTACTTGGGAAAAACGTCAGCTACGCGGAGTTGGCAATGGCCGATTCGCGCTGCAAGGGTTGGTGGCGCGTGGAGAAGTCGCCCGCCAATCTCATTGTCGAAGACGGTGGCGAGATTGTCACCTTCCTCGACATGAAGGGCGGAGCCGGCACCTTCACGCAGGCGGACAACACGAAGCGCGGTGTCTATGACGTGGCCGAGCTTGGCGGCCATCAGGTCGGCGTTCTGCGCACGCCGGGTAATGATGCCTTCTCGGCATACACGCTGGCGAATATTACCATGGCCGCAGGACCCTGCACCCTGGTGCTGTTCGCCACTCCGCAAGCAAGCACCGGCACCGCCATCGGTGCTTTCGGCCGGTTCACCAACGGAACCACGCGCGCCATGATCGCGATGGACTATGACAATTCGCAGCTTTGCTGGTTGATCGGCTCCGTGAACACTGGCGGCATGCGCAAGAACGTGTCGATCGGTCAGCGATTCGCCTGCATCGCCGGTCTCGGCACCACGCATGCCAAGCTGTGGGCGAATGGCGAGCGGCTGGCCGACAAGCCGATGGTTGGCACGACGGGTTCCAGTGGCCCGCTGATCGGCGCGCTCGGCAACAGCGCGGGCGTTTGTTTCGTCGGTTCGTTTGACGAATGGGCGTGGTTCGAGGGCGATATCTTTGGCTCGGAAGCCTACTTCAACATCATCCGCCACGCCCGGTTTGCTTACGGGATGGACGTGTAGCGCGACCGGAGCATAGCCACGGCTGCCGCTGCGGCAACCCTCCGCATTTGCTGACCGCCTAGCCCTCCACCTCACATCCGGGAGAACCCCCTATGAAGACCAGTTCCACTGGCCGGGCTGCTATTGCCCGGCGCGAGGGCAACAAGCTCATCGCATATCAGGATAGTGCCGGCATCTGGACGATCGGCGTCGGCCACACGTCTGCCGCCGGTGAGCCCAAGGTCACCAAGGGCATGAAGATCACCGCTGCCCAGTCGGACGAAATTCTGTCGCGCGATCTGGCGGCCGTCGAGCGTGATGTGACCGCCGCCGTCAAGGTGCCGCTGAACCAGAACGAGTTCGATGCGCTCGTGTCGCTGGTCTTCAACATCGGGGCGGGTGCGTTCCGCAACTCGACGCTGTTGCGCAAGCTCAATGCAGGCGACCGGGCGGGGGCGGCCGATCAATTCCGCGTCTGGAACAAGATAACCCAGGGCGGGAAGAAAGTGGCCATCAAGGGGCTCACGACGCGTCGCGAGGATGAGCGCAAGCAGTTCCTCACGCCGGCGGGAACGGCGGCAGCTCCTACCGTGCCGGCGCCTGCGCCAGCGCCTGCGGTGGGCTTCTGGCAGCGTCTCATCAACATCATCTTCGGGAGGGGCTGAGCATGGCGCCCATCATCCGCATCTTCCTGCGTTACGCGACATTCCCACTGCTCTACTTCGGGCTGATCCACGAGAACGAGGCAGCGGACCTCATTGCCGATCCCGAGATCGCGCAGTGGGTCTCGCTCGGCCTCGGCGTCGTCGCGCCATTCATCAGCGAGGGCTGGTACTGGCTGGCCCGTCAGTTTGGATGGAGCCGCTGATGGAAGCGCTCGTTTCCCTGCTCACCGGCAACAGTCTGATTGCCGGCCTCCTCGCGGCGCTTGTCGGCGCCGTCGCACTCTACTTCAAGGGACGCCGTGACGGCGCCGCCAAGGCTGAGAACAAGTCGCTCAAGGATCAGGTCACATCGAAGGAAGAGCAGCTTGAGATGCACCGCGAGGCGAATGCTGCCGAGCGGGAAGCCGCTGGCATGTCTGATGATGAGGCGCGGAAGGAGGCGATGAAATGGGCAAGGCGCTGATCCTCGTCTTGATGCTGGCTGGCTGCACCACGACGGCCGCTCCGGACCATCCTCGGCAAATCTGGTGCGACCATAACCAGCCGCGCCGGGACGCGACTGAAAGCACGCCGCGCGCTGAGCTCGATCGCATCAACACGCACAACCGGATCGGCGCCGCGTGGTGCGGGTGGAAGCCGTAGCAGGGGCGGGAATATTGCCAGACAGCAACATTGAACGTGCCCTCGGCACGGTGATCGGAAAGCTCTCCGGGATCGAGGATCGGCTTGAGCGTCAGGACCAAAGCCGTGCAGTGCTCCATTCTCGCCTCGATCACTTGTCGACCCAGACGACCCGGCTGGAGGGAGACTTGTCGACCATTCGGAGGAAGGTCGACGACATGGAGAAGGTGACGGTCGAGGTGACGACACTGCGCACCAAGGCGCAGGGCGCGGGCACGCTGGGGCGCTGGCTGATCCGGCTGGGCATTGCGATCGTCACCGCGGCAGGCTGGGCGGTGGGCGCCTACACGTGGATTACCGGCCGTCCGCCGCCTTGAGTGGAACTTTTCCGCACTCGCGCAGTTTTGCGGGCGTATCCTGAGACAACGCATCATCAGCAAAATTGGCCCTGCTGGCTCCGGCCGGCGGGGCTTTTTGCGTTTCAGGCAAGCCTAAGCTTGGTTCGGATCTGGCTGCGCGGTGGTCTGGTAGCGAAGGATGATCTTCTCCGCACGTTTAGCCCGATCTTCCTCGCTCTCGCCTGGTACGCTGTCACGGTCCATCTCCTCCTGCATCTGCTTTACCTGCTCGGGCGTGAACACGCCCGCATAAGCTTCCAGGTATCTCAGCATCCCGCGATCTCCCTCGATGAAGGCGGCATGAACTTATTCAAGTGCGCTGATCGATGCCGGTCAAGAGCCGGCGTGTATGAGCTCAGACCGCAGTGCCGACCAAAGAACCTATTGCGGCCGTCAGAGCCATGGCGAGCGCACCCCAGAAGGACACGCGAAGCGTTGCTTTTGTGATGTCAGCTCCGCCAGCTCTGGCGCCCAGCGCACCAAGCGCAGCCAAGAAAAACAGGGAGGCGATCGAGACTGTCGCCACGAGTATGGATGTCGGAGAAATTGATACGACGATGAGGGGCAGGATAGCACCAACGGAGAATGTCGCTGCTGAGGTCAAAGCCGCCTGAATAGGCTTTGCCGTCGTGACATCGGAAATCCCAAGCTCATCGCGTGCATGTGCCCCGAGCGCATCCTTTGCCATGAGCTGATCCGCAACCTTGTGCGCAAGATCGCTATCGAGACCGCGCGCAACGTAAATTTGTGCCAATTCTTCGCGTTCGAACTCCGGCTGGGTTTCGAGCTCCAGCCGCTCCCGCTCCAGATCGGCCTTTTCAGTGTCCGATTGCGAGCTGACGGACACATATTCGCCGGCCGCCATGGACATCGCACCAGCGACGAGACCAGCGATCCCGGCCACAAGTATCTCCGATCGCCCCGCAGAAGCTGACGCCACGCCGACGATGAGGCTGGCGGTTGAGACGATCCCGTCGTT